TACACCTGCAATCACTTGGATATACTGAGTTTGAGCAATACCTGCTGTAATGCCAGTAATTGTCACAAGATTAGCAGTAGCAGTAGAGCCTGTAGGTCTAAACTGAACAGTATCCCCAACAGCTGCAGGCGTGAACACAACCAGAAGCTCTACAATCACGTTTTGAAGTGTTGTTGTTGGAACGGCTGAAGATGCAGTTAAGTCAATAGCAGTAAATGAAGTCGCGTTTCCACCTGATAAAACAGAAATAGGCGGTTGGTTGAAATAAGAAAGCGCATTTACCATATTTTGAGGCTTACTAGTCGCATAAACAAAATGTGATGAACCATCAGTTGCTATAAAGCCAATCAAACGATAAGAATCATAACCAAATGGCATGATTGGAAATGCATTTGAAGTTAGGGATAGAACGGCTGCTGTTTGATTGTAACCGCGAGAATCATCAATCAAGTAAACTGCATATTGCGTACTTGCAGCAATTGTGCCCGTATCAAGTCCATTCACGCCATTGACAGCAGAACTAACTAACAAAGGAGGTGAGTAGTTTGAAAATTGCTGAGCAGGATAAGTAACACCTTGCAGATTAGGAAAGCTAACAGGCATGTCAATATTATCATTTGAGTCACGCGCCTGCCCTGGTGCTATTGCGATAATAGTTGTTGATGCAACAGAAATATTCAAGCCAGAAATATAAAGATGTGGCAATGAATAGATTGGATCATTTTGGATTTGTGGAGTTGCCATTTTATTAACCTCACTTAAGATAAGTTAAGTCGGTTACAAAACGTAACCGACTAAATTAATTAGCCCTGAGACAGAGGAATCAACATCCGCATTGAATACTCAGGCACAATCACTGAACCATGGACCTCGTCATAAATCATCCCTGTTTGGTTTTGACCGAACAAAGAACCGTAAGTCAGACGAAGTGATGCACCAGTAATTGGGTCATATTCATTTGCTGTGGGGAATGGTGATTGCTCTGGCAATTGAGGCATTGCAAGATAAAATGCATCACCGCCCAAGATTCCTCCGCATCTGTGAGAAGGGAAGGTCAAAAGTTGCATTCCTGCAGCTATTGGGTTATTAAGGTTTTGGTTAGCACCACCTGCCCAGTTAAGAGCTGGCGTAATAGAAATTGTAACCAATCCAGTTGAACTCGCACCAGCATTAGCAGTTGCCCTAAATTGAACAGGGTTTGCACTAACTGCTGTATTGATAAATGTCAAATAACGCATGTTAGGCTGATTCGCAACACCATCTGCAAACTGGAATACGTCTCCTGCAAATACTGCATTCGCATCAGAGTTGGTAGCACCTGAAACAGTAATTTGCGTAACATTTTGACCTGTGGGGTCATTGGTTGAAACAACCGTTAATGTCTGAGCCAAAACACCAGTATTACCAGAAACATGGATGGGCATTAAGTTAGATTGATAATAACTTACACGAGGCGTGCCAAAATCTCCCACTTCCCATGAGGCTGCAATTTCATCGTTTCGGATTGGAGCAAATTGGTTCAAGCCGCTGCCAACGATTGCTGGGATGATGGTATCAGGTAGATAAATCTTCATGCCCTCAGCAACTGAGCCATAGTTCTTGAAGAACATGACAGCAGAAGCCAATTGTTGATATGAAGAAATCGCGGTGACACCATTACCGAAGAATCGGTAGGGGCCTGAAAAGGTATTGGTTGATCCATCTACTTGTGAAACAACTGCAGACGCCCAGTTAAGAGCAATATTGGTTTCAACTAAGTTGGCAAGCTGCGCGATTGCAGATTTACCAAATACACGCATATAATCTTCTTCGCCTTTTTCCAAGTTAAAAATTCTTTGTTGGGCGGTAACAGCGAAAGAAGTATTGTTAGATTGGTCTGCTACCAATTGTAATACACGTTGAACAGCAGGCTCAAAGGACGCCACAAGACCTGCAGCTGAGGTAAAACGTGGAGGCAAATCGAATGTAACAGTAGAACCAAGGTTGGCTTGGATTTGATCAAAGTCTTTAAACTTAGTATTAGCAGTAGCGATATGACAACATAAGTTATATAAAAGCCCAAGACCAGAGCGTTGATACGTTTGGACCTGTTGCAAAATGTTATTCGGGAAAACGGCCATGTCAAGTTACTCCATTCACGATTAATAATCGGATGGGGGCTATCTTTGTCTCGCGCGCTCAAGATGCAATCGTCTATAATCGCTCGCCGTCAAGACTCCACTATCCGTGCTAGTTTGTGAGGAACGCATTTGAGACAAGGGCTCTCTAGATTGTCTGTTACCCGATGATTTATTGGTTTTAATTGATTCAGCAAGCCTTCTTGCTTGAACCAATGCATCCTTTGGTGATTTCTCAGCCAGCATTTCAAGTTGCGCCATCTTGAACCGGTCACGACCAAGTTCGTATAAGACGTCACCTGAATTGTCCAAGTGTTCCGCAAGAATTTGCACAACATTTGGAAAGTTTGCATATTCAATATCATTGGTTACAGTATCAAAGTCTTCGTAACTTTCTTTGGCTGCTGAAACTTTGTTCCAGAAATTTGAGACTATCTTTTGTGCAGCATCTTGTTCGGAGCGTGATTGAGCATCAGCTATCCACTCATTTCGAAGTCTATGGGCCTCTTCTGCTGCAAGACGCCTTATTGTTTCTTCTGATGAAGTTAAGTCACTTTGAGTTTTTGGTGACTCATTATACTTTTGCTGTGCATATTGGGGCTGTTCTGACGATAATCTCTTATAGTCTTCTACAGCATTATGCTTTACCCTTTTAACAATCTCATTTAATTCAGACTGTTTAAATACTCGCTCGACAGGCGCACTATCTGGAACGGGCGCACTAGGCGCTTGATTGTTTGCAACAGGTTCAGAAGTTTCTAAACCTTGACCTAATCCTTGGCCTTCGTCCATCATAAATCCCTCTTTGCTATTAACCCCGCTACGGTAGTAACCTCGCCTGACGAACGAGTCTCGCTTAGAATCCCTTTTAGATCGCCTAAGTCCGATCCACTATTCCCCCGTGAAGGTATGGCCCCGCATAACGCACGGGTCTCGATGACTTCGAAGCATGTCGGAATCTAGTCATATGAAAACTCTATAAGCTCTTATGCCTTATTGCAAAAAACGTTAAAAAGGTTTAGTCTACAAATGTTAGGAATAAGAATTTAAATACGTTTTAGTAGAAAATAGACAAGGATTGGCTATGATTGAAATATCAGGAAAAAAGTATCTCACACAAAAAGAAGTATCATACAAATACGGAATGTCAACTTCTTGGTTAGAACTAAGAAGATGGAAAAAAGATTCCCCGCCCTATGTTCGACTGCAAGGAAAAGGCAAAGTTTTTTATCCCGAGCAAGAGACAGAGCTTTGGTTTAAAAATAATTTGGTTGAAGAATGATGGATGAAATAATAAAAATTCAACATGAGATAGAACATCTTTACGATGGCGTAGAAAAATTATTTGATGGTTACGATCAATTTAATATTAGATTAGAAAGTATAGAAAAAGATATAAAACTTATTATCAATCATCTGTTTTTAATTATAAAATTAATAGAAAAAGGCGCAATTTAATGCGCCTAATTTTTAAACATAATTGCTATATATTAACTTATGCGGTTACTTGCGCATAGGTGACTGCAACAATAACAGAGCCAGTTGTAAAGTCTGTTGTGCCGCTAATATATTGCAAATATACATTTGCACCAGCTGTAGATATTGTTGCTTCTGCTGCTGATGCAATTGGGTTCCCTGTCCCTCCCCAAAGAGTGAAGATAGGGGTACCTAAAAGGGCGGCAGTTATACCTGTATCATTGAACACTAAAGTACCATCAGCTAATGATAACAATCTATCCCCACCACCACCAGAAAGGCCGGTTGATAAAAATACCTTGATATCAAGAATTGCAATTTGAGCGGTGACTGTTGGAGCCACCCAGACATTTACTTTGCCAGCTGTTGCAAGAGCGGCTGCGGTTGCAGTCACAACATTTGTTGCAACAATTGGGTTACCTGTTTGCAGTATTCTGCCGGTAACTGATTGTGTTCCTAATGAAGAAGCTGATAATAGAAAATCAGCTGTGCCAGCTCCTGGGTCTGGAATACTAATGACTGATGCTTGGCCCATAATTGCGTTAGAGATAGTCACATCAGTATTGCCGGTATTACCAATTGCAGATAAAACCAGTTTACCAGCCAATGCGCCGGCAGGGAATGCGGCAACTGTTCCTTGATGGCCGCTGCTACCTGCAGTTAAATCACCTTGAGCGACAGTAAGGCTATGAGCTGTGATTGTTTGGTCTGCAGCTGGTGATAATAATACTGCTGTACTAGTTGTAGCAAGGGCTGAAACTGCAAT